CTTCGACGTTGAAGTTCGCGTCCGCGACCCAGGCGTTCGGTACCGGCAGGGTGGCGGCGATCTCCTCGGGGCGAATCTCGACCGCCGTCCAGCGAATCTCGGTGACCGGCTTGCGGCCGCCGTATTGCGGGTTGACGAACTTCGCCGTGGGCCGGAAAGCGATCACTGGAATCGACTCGCTCGCCGCGCTCATCCGCATCGTGCGACCGAGTCGCAGCGCCATCGACTCCTCTTCGATAACGCCGATGAAGTCCTGAGCGACCCCCGATGGCAATAGGTCCTGGACGTTCGCGTTCGTCCAGGGCGGCACCGTAGGGCGACTGCCAGGATTGGTAATAGACATGCCGCGAAACCTCCTGCGCCCGGTGGCGGGCGCGACTGACGGATTAGGTTTCGCGGTCGGTCCTGCCGTGCCGCACCTGTGGTCAGCGCCGGGGCACTACCTCCTGCACGCTGCCGACGCCTTCGACAGTACCGCCACTGTCAACCGCGCAACCAGCTGCGCTCACGGGGACGGCCGTTGGGTTGCCCGGCCGAGCGAGCGCCCTGCGTTACGAGTGGCGGTTTGTTCGCCTTCGCCAGATACGCCTTGTCGCGCAGTAGCTCGTCAACGGCACGGTCGACGGCGGCCCGGCGCTCCCCCAAATCGTCAATGACCCGCAACACGTCGAGCGGCAGCAACCCGATCACGACATCGGGGTCAATGACCTTATCGGCGATCCAGCCGGTGATCTGTAGGGTCAGATTCGCGCGATGCGCGTCGTCAAGTTGCTTCTGTATTTCGGAGACGCCCTCCCGCTGGCCGCGCTCGTATGCCTCGCGGTCGCGGCGCTCTTGGACTGACTCGTGTTCGCGTTGCAGTTTTTCGAGCTCCGCTCGGAGCTCGTCGCGCTCGTGCCGGCGGCCGGCGGATTCGGCGTTCGCTCTGTCGATCAGGCGCCGGGCTCGCTCATCGAGACCGGCGAGCTCGTCGTCGGTCGGTGACGACTCGGGTGGCGGCGTCCCGGGCGGTGTCGCGGGTGGCGTCGCGGGTGGCGTGTCGGTCATTGCTCTCCTTCGAATAGTTCGAGCGCGGGCGAACAGCCACATGGGCCGCCCGGCTGTCTCGGGTTGTCGCGAGCGTGTGGCACCGGGACCGTCTGGGCGCTCAGGTACCGGGCGCCGGTTCCTGCGATGAAGAGGCACCACTCACACGCTCCACTGTTGGGCTCGAGTCGCCAGCGCGGTTCGCGACGCGAGGCGCGAACGCCCTCATCGAGCGCGAGTCGCGATGTTCCCTGGACCTCGCCCTCACCGATGCCGCTGGCCCACAGACTCGCCGTGTCGCGGGCCTCGAGCTCCTCGACGCCAAGGTCAAGGGTCTCGAACAGTTTCGCGAGGCCGGCGCCGGCGGCCGCCGAGTCGGCGGTGACGAGGGTCGCGTCGATCGCCGCAAGGTCGACGGTGTCGACGGGTGGCGCCAGTGTGCCCACGTAGGCGAGCCCGAGGGTCGCGGCTTTCCACTGGCCGCCGGCGATGATCCGGGAGCTCGCTTGTGCGAATGCGGCCCGGACGGCGTCCTGTCGCTCGAGGGGCACGACTCGGAGTAGGTTCGCGAGTTGCTGGCCGACGGTTCGCTGGATTCGGTTTTGCGCCGCGACATGGAGGAGGTCAAGGCGTTGGGGCACCGGCACTCGCCTCCGGTGCCACTACCTCGCCGGCGGTCGCGACCGGGGGTTGCTGGGCGGCCGCGAGCAGTTCGCGGGCAGCCGATTCGCGCTCCCACTCCAAGATTTGCTGTGGCGTGAAACCGCCGTAGGCCCAGAGCGCGGCCTCGGGGACGCCCATTCCCATCCACTTGATCGCGGCGTCCGCGACTTGCGCCGGGTTGCGCTTCTCGGCGTCGACCCACTGCACCTCGAGCTCCTCGATGTCGGCCGCGTCGCCCTGCATATGCGCGAACAGCCAAAACACCTGCTCCCACGCCTCGCCGTAGGTCGCTTGGCGGTCCTCGACTTTGGAGACGAGCCCGGTTTCACTCGCGATCAGCGACTCGGCCGAGGGCGGGTTCGCGAGGTTTCGCTGCATCAGGTAGTGCGCCGGCACCCTCGAGATCGCGGCGAGGGTCGCGATCTGTGAGTCGATCGCGGTCAGATAGCCGGCAGGGTCGGTCGCCTCGAACGTGCCGAAGCGACCGTCGCTCTTTTCGTTGACCCACAGTCGCGTGACGGCCGCCTTGAACGGTTCGACCGGCTTGCCGGTCTCGGGGTCGCGTGGCACCTGCAGGCCAGTCGCCCACTTCTGACGGAATGATCCGTAGTGGCTCGTCAAAAGCAGGTCCAGCGTCAGACGGTCGATTCGCTGCAAAATCGGGACACAGTCCTCGATCTCCGAAGCGCCACCGGAGAGCACGCTGCCGCGATTTTCAAACGGCACGATCGGGACCGCGTCGAGCGGGTTAGCGACCGCGTCGAGCCCTTCCCACTCGAGCCCTCCGCGCCGGCGCGAGTCGATCGGAAACACGTCAGGGTCGCTTTGCTTCCGCGACACCTCCGTCACCCAGCGATACGTCGCGTCGGACCGATAGAGCTCGCAAACCCAGTAGCGACGGGACCAATCGAGCGGGTACAGCTTCAGCGCGGCCGCGACTCGCTGTCGATCGGTGAGGTCTGGCTCGTGGGTCACCTCGAACGAGCTCTCGGGCGCGAGTCGCGGTCCCTCGGTGCCGTCCGCGACCGACACGTAACCGGTGCCACCGATCAGCGCCTCGATGTAAATGAGTCGCTGGTCGGCGCTCAGTCGCGCTCGAGTAAACGCGTCCCAGGCGCGACCGGCACCCTCCGGGTTAGTCGCTGAGCGAATCCCCTGGACTCGGAGTCGCTCAGCGATTGAGTCGACTAGCAGTCGCGCCCACGGGGTGATCGCCTCATTGAGAAACAGCTGATAGGCCGCCGTGTAATTCGCGGGCACGTCGGGGACCTCTTGCCGGCCGCGATACCACGCCCAAAGGTCGGCGCCACGAGCTCGTTGGTCCGCGAGTCGGCGCAGCAACCGGTCCCGTTGCTCGTCAACGTCCTCGACTAGCGCCGTGTCCGTGAGCGCGACGGACGCTTCCATTGACCGCACACTCTACCCATAGAAAAAACGCCCGTTACTTCAATCAAAACATGAGCAACTCGCCGGGGCTCTGGCCTTCGGCCGCGAGCTCGTCGGCGCGAGCCTCCCACGCGAGTACGGACGCGACTGCAGCGTCGATCTTGTCGGCGCTCGTGGCGCCCGGTTTCGCGAGCCAGTACCCGCCACGCACCTCCCGCATCTGTGCATTGAGCGCGTGGCGGGTGAGGGTCTCGTCGCCAGTGTGGGGGATACGGCCGGCGGCGAGGTCAGTCCGGAATCGCTCCACTGCGTCGATCATCCGACCGCGCTTGGTCGCGAACCGCCTGATGACCTCACCGTACTCTCGCGCCCAATCGTCAATCTCGGTCTGCCACAGCGGCGGGTCGAAGTAGGCGCGAACGACCCGGTATCGCTCAAACGCCTCGGAGATCGCGGCGTCGACCTCGCCGGCGGGGACCTCCCAGGGGCGACCGTCGGCCGGGTCCTCCCAAATGTTGATCGGTTGCAGCAGGCCGTCGGAGAGGCGACACGCCATCAGCGCGGTCGCGTCGCCGATCCGGGCGCCGTCGAACCCGAGGGTGATCTGGTCGCGGTCCTCGAGGCGCTCGTCGGTCTTCGCGACCTGCCACTGGTCGGGGTCCAACCACCAGATACTTTCCGAGGCCCAGAGCCCACACGCGAACCTGGCCCACTGCCACGGCAGGGTCGACGGCGAGTCGTGTCGCTCTTGGAGGAGCTCGGCGGTCTGCCAACTCGCGGGGTTGGCCTTCTTGACGATTTTCATGTCGTGGATGTCGTCGCTCTCGCCGAGCGACCATTCGTGCAACACGAACGCCCGATCGGGACTTCGCGCGTACAGGTAGGCCCCGACCTGCTTGCGCTCGTCCAGCTGCCGCGCGACCGCCCGGATCATTCCCAGGGGCGAGGTCTCTCGATCGCCGGCGGTCGAGATCGTGACCATGCGACCGTCTCGAGGCCCGAGCCCGTCGCGAAAGACGCCGTACAGGGCGGCGGAGCGGTGGCGGTGGAGCTCGTCCACGAGCGCGAGCGTCGGTCGCACCCCGTCGGCGGTGTCGACATCGGCGGCGAGCACACGAATTCGGCCGGCGTCATCGAGGCAGCGAATCTGTCGGTAACCGCGCTGGACCTTGACGAGCCCCGCGAGACCGGGTGAACGGCGAATGAATCCGTAGGCCGCGTCGAACAGGATCATCGCCTGGTCGCGGCTCGCGGCGGCGATCACGCACTCGGCGTCGGGGACGGTGAGGAGGTGGAATAGCGCGAGCGCCGCGAGCAGGGTCGATTTCCCGTTTTTTTTGGGCAACAGGACCACGGTCTCGCGGGCGCCGTTGAAGTGGTCGGTGAGGATTCGCTTCTCGAACGCCTCGAGTGGCATCGGAATGCCCTGCTCGAGCACGAGCAGGCCGCAGAACGCAGCGAAGTGTTTGAGGTCAGCGCGGCCGGCGTTTGGCAAGGGAGATGACTTCCGCGAACGCCTTTTCGCTCTCGGCCGCCGTCGGCTCTGACTTTGCGGCCTCGGCCGTCGCCTTACCCCAGCGTTCCGGGAACCGTCGCTCGAGTAACCACGCGGCGGCACCCCACGATCCGTTGCCGGCAGCCTGCGCGATCCGCGCGACGAGCCCGACCTCGGACTCGGCTCGAGCTCGTTGCACCCGGTCGTGAAACTCGCGGTAAGGCGTCCCCTCGGGCGCGTCGCGGCCCTTCTCGAGCCAGACGTAATAAGTCGACCTCACGACCCCGATCGTCTGCGCCGCGACCTCTCCGGTGGCGCCGGCTCGGATTGCCTGCTCGAGTCGCAGCATCCCCTCGGGGTCGGGGAGCGGTTTGGCCGCCACAGCAGGGGATCGTAGGCCATCGGAGAAACGCCGGTTTCTTCTATCGGCCGGCTCGAGCTCGAGGCCGGCGCCGAGCTCAAGGCGCCGGCTAGCCCAGCGCCGGCCGGCTATTCCGAAGTTTCTAAGACTTTCGTAAGAACCCCTTGACCGAATAAACGATATCGTCTATTCTGTGCTTAGTCGGAAAACAGAGCTCACCCGGAGCTCGGAGACCCCAAGTAGGAGACCCCAAATGACCAAAAAAGCGTATGCCAAGAAATTCACTGACGAGCAGCGGGCCGAATACAAGGCCCAGCAGAAAGAAGAGGCGCAGGCCCGGCTCGCGGAAGCGGTCGCGTCGATGCAGAGCACCGACGGTTTCCAGAACTGGCTCAGGGCTCGTGCACGTTTCCACAATTACTCATTCGGAAACACGCTCCTCATTCTGGCTCAGAACCCGGAGGCGACCCGCGTCGCGGCGGCCTCAGTATGGAAGGACCTCGGCCGGTTCCCGGCTAAGGGTTCACGTGCACTGCGGATTTTCGCGCCGATCGAGTGGTTTGTCCCCTGTGACTCTGACGAGCAGGGTGCTCGGTGGAACAAAAAGAAAAGTCGGTGGGAGAGGAAAGTTCGCTCGTTCAAGCTGGTGCCCGTTTTTGACGTGTCCCAGACTGACGGTGACGAGCTCCCCGCTCCGCCGATGCCGGCCGAGCTCGAGGGCGACTCCCACGCCGAGCTCGAACCGAAGCTAGTCAAGCTGGCCGCCGAGCTCGGTTTCTCGGTCGACACTGAGGCGCTCGAGGGCGACATGGGCGGATACTGTGACCCGACGGCTAAGCGGATTGTGCTAGCCGAAGGACACTCGGCTAACGGTCGGGTGAGGGTGCTAGTGCACGAGATCGCGCACGCTCTCGGCATCGGTTACAAGGACTATGGTCGCTCGATGGCTGAGGTCCTGGTCGAGTCGGTGACCTATATCGTGCTGGCCGGCGCCGGCCTCGATATGGACGCCGCATCGGTTCCGTATGTGGCGGGGTGGGCCGGGACGGCCGACGCCGCACGTTCACTCGAGCAGTTTGCCGGCAAGGTTGACGAGACGGCTAGGCGGATTGAGTCGGCTATCTATGCCGACTGAGCTCCGCCGGCGCCGGCGCCCTCGAGGCGCCGGCGCCCTCGAGCTCGAGACCCTAAGAGCTCCGTAAGAGCACCTTGACAGACTAAACGATATCGTCTATTCTTTAGACATGAGGTTGAGAGAAGACCTCGAGAGATCGAAAGTAGGAGACCCCGAGATGTTTGATTATGACCCCGAAGTTCCGGCCGGCTATCAAGAGGCCGACCTGGAGATGGCCGAGCTCGAGGCAGCTGCCCGGTATCACAGCGCCGAGCGTGCCGCCGGCCGTTGCACCCATCAATGGGTACAAGGACTGGCCGACGATGGAACCTGGAAGGGTGAAGGGCCGGCGCCGGCAAAGGGACAGGTCCTTTGCCTCGAGTGTGACCAAATCGTCCCGGACCCCTGGGCGTGAGAGGAGACCCCAAATGAACCGTGCCGAAAAAATCGACTCAATCCTAGAAGACCTGGACCGTCAGGCGGCCGCCGGCTGGAGCTCGAACTGGGCCGAGTGTGACGAGACCCCGACGGCTCTGATTGTCAAGATGGCCGACGGTACCGTCCGCCGGTTCACAATTCCAAAGAATTAGGAGACCCCAAAATGACGTACATTACTGACACATCGGAGGTGAGCTCGGTTTGGTCACAGTACGGTCACCGTTTCATCGGTGACGGTGAAGGGACAGAATCGTGCCTCACGTGCGGGGCCGTATACGAGCTCATGGCTCTAGCCGATGATCCGACTCGCGGCGAGTACCTGCCGACGCCGAATCAATGCACGGGCGACACGAGCATGGTGCACGGCTATCCCGGAGAGCGTGAAGACGGACCAAACCACGACTGTAACTGCCTGCTCTGCAGCTGACACAAATAGGAGACCCCAAATGACAAACTATCCATTCAAGCGTTATGCTCTCGTTACCCTCACCTGGGACCGTGACAATCCGGCGGCCTATATGCCCTCGAATTATGAGGTGACATATACCGAGCCCTACGGAGACGATCGGCCGCATTGGCGGACGGCCGTTATTGAGGGCCGGGACTCCGCCGGCTGGACACTTGACGGTTATGTCCTGCCCCGCCTGGCATCCGGTGGGATGCACGGTCAGGAGATCGACCTGTCACACGAGATCATGAAGAGGGTGCCGGCGTGACAATCTCGGCGCCGTACCTCGACACGAGCGGCCGCCGGCGGTCACCAGACTATCTGGTGACCGTCAGGGCCGGCGCCGTGGTTCAAACGTTCCGCTTCCCAACTGAGGAGGCCGCACTTACCTATATCACAGAATTGGAGACCCCAAATGACAACGTATAACGGCTGGACAAATTACGAGACCTGGGCCGTCGGGATGTACCTTGACGGTAACTACGATGGAGAGGGTACCTATAAGGACATTCTCGAGATCACCCGCGAGCAGGGTGCCGATAAATACTGCACTGCCTCCGAGCTCCAAACGTACCTGCAGGGCACGATCGAAAACTCCGACCCCGATGGTATAGCCTCGAGCGGGATCATCGGAGACCTGCTCGGTGCCGCCTTGTCTGAGGTGAACTGGCTCGAGCTCGCCGAGCATAAGTGCGCTGAGGTAATCGAGGCGTGGACAACCGAGGCTAAAGAGCGGGGACAGTCCGACGCTCGAGCGGCCGCATCCTGGGCGACCGACGGTAACACTTCGGCCGGCCACGTTCGGCGCCTGCTTACCATGCTCGAGGAGGGTGACCCGGCGGCCGACGGTATGCTGCCAGTGTCACCTAACCTCTCGGGTGAGTGGGCCGACGACCTCACTCCTCAGAGACTAGCCGAAGAGGTGACCACCCTAGATGAACCGTCCGAGGAGATTGTCGACACTCTCTCGAGCGCATATGAGGCCGGCGTCTCGGAGACGTTCGAGTCTGCAGTGGAGGCCGAGCTCCGCCGGTTCATCGGTGAGGAGGTGACAGGATGACCGCTTCACAAATGAAGCGCATACGCTCTAAGCTCGAGCGTGCACGTATCCTCACAGCTGAGGCGTACACAATCGCCGAGGCCGGCCATGCTCACCTTGACCTAGTGAAGATAACCGCACGGGCCGCCGATTCAATGGACGATATCCGCCGGGACCTCGAGCAGCTTGACGAGCGGGACCGAGTGACGGCCGATCGGATCGCGCGTCAACTGCTAGGTGAACCCCGATGACGGGCGTGCATAAGAGGGGCCGGCCTCCGGTCGGCTCCCCTATTCACATCCGGCTAGGCGCCGAGCTCGTAAAGCGGATTGACAATGAGGCCGAGTTTTTCGGAGAGAGCCGAGCTCGGACTATCCGCCGGCTATTGAACCTAGCGCTCGAGCGGCTCGAGCTCGAGCGGCTCGAGCTCGAGCGGGAGACTGACTAATGGCCGCCCTACGCTTTACCGGTAAGTGGATCGAACCGATCCGCGCCGGCGTGAAGACTCAGACACTCCGCCGGCAATTGCCGGCTACCGTAATCATGGCTGACAGGTTCCACGCGTTGAACGGTTACCGGAAGGGCTCTCCGCCCTTTGCAGAGCTCGAGGTGATATCGGTCGACCGTGTGCACCGATCGGAGCTCACCGAGGCCGACGCTAGGCGTGAGGGCGTCGGGTCCCTAGCCGAGCTCCGAGACACGCTCGAGGCCCTGTATCCCGGCGCCGGCCCGCTCATGCGGGTTAGGTTCCGGACCGTCTGAGGGGCCGATCCTGGGAGAGCTCCTCCGAGGCGCTGAGGCGCTTCGGAGGCCCTCCGAAGCCTACCCCACTAGCGGACGGCTCGAGGCCGTCTCCGGGGCTTAGGTGAGCTCTGAGAGGGTGCCCGTTTTCGGGCCGAGGCCGTCTCAGGTATACTAGAAATCAGTGCATCGGCCGTCTCGAGCTCGAGCCGAGGCCCGATGTATCGAAACGTCGCCGTCGGCCGCCGGCCGGCCTTGAGCAGCTGCGAGCCGCCGGCCAGCGTCGGCCGAGCTCGATACTTCGCGCCGAGGGCGCCTGGAGCGTGGATCAGTTCCCAATTAGGGGACCGGTCCCGAGTCCGGATCAGGCCGGGGTGCGCGAGGACCGCGTGCACTCGATAGCCGATCGTCGTGTATGCCGCCGCGACGTGGTCGGACAGCGCCGGCCCGATCCCGAGGCCCTGCCAATCGGGGAGGCAGACGGTCCGCGCGAGTGCCTTGAGGTTGCGGTGGGCCGGCTGAGGTCGGTGCAGGACGGCCGAGAATGCCGCCGGCGTCCCATCGACGGTGAGCTCGTAACACGCGGCCGTGTGATTCAGGCCGGCCGTCAGATAGTGAAATGGAGCGTACCTCTGCCATCGGTCGCGGCCGACACGTCGGACTTTGCAGTGGAGCTCGGGTCGCCGTTGAAGACACCTCCAGCCGAAGTCGACGGTGGCGGGCTCGAAAGTCCAGTCCGGTTGCAGCCAGTCGATCACGTCGAAGTGGCAGGTCGCGACCACGAGCCGGCGGCCGGGATTCTTCCGCACGTACTTTTGCGCCGCGTGGGCGCCGATCTTCGCGACCTGCCGATCGACCACCGAAGTGAATTCGTCTATCACGACCTCCTTATCCGCCGGCGTCTCGAGCAGGGCGCGAGCCAGGGAGGCGCGAAACTGCTCACCGGTCGACAGCACCTTGTAGGGCCGCAACCACGCCGGAATCGTGTTGAACCCGACGGCCGAACAGGCGTTCGTAATATCGCTGATTGACAAGTTGCGATCGAAGTCATCGAGCACCGAGGCGGCCTGCCACTTGAACTTCGCGGGTCGCCCGAAGGCGTGGTTTAGGACGGTGGTTTTTCCCGAGCCCGAGGGGCCGACGATCAGGCCGACGGTCCAGTCGCGACCCTCGAGCGGGAGCTCGCCGGTCCACGTGATCGCCTCTCGCTCTCGAGGCGGCACGTCGAACATCGCGGAGACTTGTTGCGCCCGGACCGAGCTCGAAAGCGGAGTCGTGACGGTCACGTCGATTTTCATTCGCCTGCCTCCCACTCCTCGAGCGTCTCGCGGAGATTCGCGAGCAGCGTCTCCTCCGCCGGCCCCAGCGCCGGCGGCTCCTCGAGCGCCGCGATCAGTTCCCGGAGCGACTGGACGAGCCGCTCGGAGTCGCGGGTCAGGCTCGAGTCGATGCAATGCCAACACGCGACCTTGACACCGACCGGATAGCCCGGTTCGCACTCGACAGGCCGGCCGCAGACAACGCAGGGGCGAAATGTCGTCCCCGCCTCGGGCTCGGAGTCGCCGATCATCCCTCACCGCGAATCAGCGCTCGAGCCTCGAGCTCGTCGCTCGGGCCGCCGCAGTAGCGAAAGACCGCGTTGGGTCGGACGCCGGCGTTCCAGCGCCAATGCTTGCCGGGTCGCTTTTTGATCTGGCCGGGTCGCTGGACGAGGACCCACGTCGGGGAGCGATCGAACGAGCGAATCAGCGGCGGGTGCGCCGGGTACATATGCAACTCCATCCCCAGCGCGTTGTAGGCGCCACCGAGCCGATCGAGCAACGCGAACGCGAGTCCCAGTCCCTGCCAGTCCGGGAGCGTCACGACGCGACTCACGCCGCGAACCTTATGCCCTGTCGCGCCTGGGTGCGGCCGATGCAGGATCGCCGCGAACGCCGCCGGCGCCGAACCGACCTCGAGCTCAAAGCAAGTCGCGCCCCGGTGGAGCTCGGCGGTCAGATAGTGATAGGCCGCATAGCGACTCCAGCGCGAATGCGGCACGCGACTGATTGAGCAGTCAAGCGACGGCCTGGGCTCGAGGACCCGCCACGTAAAGCGACCCTCGAGTGTCAGACCATCAGCGCCTGGACCTGCAACCCCTCCGCCTGCAGTTTCTCGAGCCATTCGCCTTGCTGGTGCTCGTCGGCGCAAATCACCATCAACCGGTACTCGATCGCGCCCAACTGCTCGGTCGCGTCTCCCGCCGGCGCCAGCTGCGACAGCAAGTGGTCGAGGTCCTCCTGTTTGAAGCCGGTCGCCTCGAGTGACGGCAACTCACCGAGCAACTCCGCGAGCATTTCGTTGTCATAAGAGCCGAGCTCGGACAGGCGATTGTCCACGAGCGCGATCCGGGTCGCCTCCTCCTCGTCCACGTCGACAAACGTCACCGCGATCTTCCGCCAGCCGAGCTCGAGCGCGGCCTGATAGGTGTGGTTGCCGGCCAGAATCTCCGAGGTGCGACGGTTGACCACGAGCGGCCGATACTGCCCGTGGGCGCGAAGCGAAGTCTTGATTAGGTCCGGTTTCCCGTGACGCGGGTTGCGCTCTCGAGGGTGAATCGAACCCACGTCGACCGCGAGGCCCTCGAGCAGCCGCAACTCCCGCGAGCCGGACGCGACCTCGGTCGCGGCGGGGTTTTCTTCCCGGCGGCTGTCCCCATTCTCGCGGTCAGAGTCGGCAGGGGTAA